CTTGGGCTCAGGCGCGGCCCCGGAAGGCGCCGGCGAGGCCCAGCAACGCAACGAGCTTGGTCAATTCGTCAAACAGAGCGATAAGGGCCCCGCTGAGCCCAAGCAGCCCGGCGAACCGCGCGCCGCGACGCCCAAAGCCCCGAAGCTGGGGGCCGACGCCGCACCGCCCGAGGTCATCGCGCCCGCCAGTTGGAGCCCCGCAGCCAAGCAGGCGTTCGCAGCCCTGCCCGAGGTGATCAAGAGCGAGATCACCAAGCGCGAGCAGGACTGGAACGCCGGGCTGGCCCAGCGCAGCTCCGAGGCCGAACGGCTCAACCGCCTGCACCAGGTCCTGGGACCCTACGCAGAGCGTTTCCGGCTCGCCGGGATCGGCGAGGCGCAGGCTGTCCAACAGCTGTTCGCCGCCTCCGACTATCTCGACCGCGATCCGGTCAATGCGCTGCTCTACCTCGCCAGGACCAAGGGCGTGGACCCGCGCTTGCTGGCGCAGGTGTTCACCGGGAACGGCCAGGGCCAGCCCCAGGTCTCCCCCGAATACCAGCAGCTCGCCGGCCAGGTCCAAGCCCTGACGCAGACGCTGCAGCAACGCGACTACGACCAGGTCAACGCCCAGTACCAGCACATGCTCGGACAGGTCGAAACCTTCGCCAGGGACGCCGCACACCCCTACTTCGAGAACGTGCGCGCGCCGATGGCCGACCTGATCCAGATGGGCCTGGCGACGAGCCTGGAGGAAGCGTACCAGCAGGCCACCTGGGGCCACCCCGAGATCAGGCCGTTCTTGCTGCAGCAACAGGCCGCCGAGGCCGCCAAGGCCGCCGCCGATGCGGCGAGGGCCAAGGCCGCCCAGGCCCGCCACGCGTCAGGGTCCATCACCGGCTCGCCGAGCCCCGGGGCGACCTCGGGCTCCAACGGGTCAAGGCTCAGTTTGCGCGACGAGCTCCGCCAGAATTTCGCGGAGTTCTCGACCTAGACCGGGATGACAGGCCATGGCCTCGCCGAACCTCAACGAAATCGTCACCACCACGCTGCGCAACCGCAGCGAGGAGCTGGCGGACAACGTCACCAAGAACAACGCCCTGCTCACCCGCATGAAGCGGGCCGGCTCGATCAAGCCGGTCTCGGGCGGGCGCTCGATCCTGCAGGAGCTCGAGTATAACGAGAACGGCACCTACCAGCGCTACGCCGGCTACCAGGTGCTGAACATCTCGCCCTCCGACGTCTTCACCTCGGCCGAGTTCGACTGGAAGCAGGCCGCCGTGGTGGTGACCTGGAATGGCCTGGAGATCGACGTGATGAACACCGGCGAGGAGCAGGCGATCGACCTGCTCGAGAGCCGCATCCAGAACGCCGAGAAGACCTTCGCCAACAACCTGAACTACGACATGTACTCCAACGGCACCGCCGACGGCGGGCTGCAGATCGGCGGCATCCAGCTCCTGGTCGCCGACGCCCCGACCTCGGGCGTGGTCGGCGGCATCGATCGGGCGCAATGGCCGTTCTGGCGCAACGCCGCCTATAGCGGGGTCACCAACGGCGGGGCGGCGGTCTCGTCCACCACCATCCAGAACTACATGAACCAGCTCTGGCTGGCGACCAAGCGCCAGAACGACACCATCGACCTGATCATCGCCGACAACAACTTCTTCAGCTTCTACTGGACCTCGCTGCAGCTGATCCAGCGGATCACCAGGACTGATCAAGGCGAGGCCGGCTTCCGCGCGCTCGACTACATGGGCGCCGACGTGGTGCCGGACGGCGCGATCGGCACGGCCTGCCCGCCCAACCACATGTACTTCCTCAATACGGATTACATCAAGTACAGGCCCTCTTCGAAGCGGAACTGCGTGCCGCTCGAAACGGTCCAGTCCATCAACCAAGACGCCTCGGTGCGGCCGATCGTGTGGGCGGGCAACATGACCCTGTCCAACGCCCAGCTGCAGGGCGTCCTGATCGCCTGAGGAGGCCGCGATGCTTTTCAACCCTGCTCTCGGCTCGGGCGCCTATTCCGAACCTGGCGCCGACGTCACCAAGCCGATCCCGGCCCCGTCCCCGTTCCCGACCGGCACCGGCCTGCCGATGGCCCCCGGCAAGGTCGGCACGGTCATGAGCGCGGACCTCGGCACCGAGCTGGTGCTGGCCAAGCTGACCTTGGCCGCGCAGACCGACCTGCTCTATGGCCAGTGCTACCAGCTCGACAAGGACTACAACTGCAGCCTGCTCACCACCGCTGCGGCGGTGGGGCAGGAGGAGATCGGCTTCAACCAGTGCTTCGCGCCGGCCACGCCCTCGGGGACCTACTACCTCTGGCTGGCCCGCTCGGGCCACATCGGGGTGCAGATCGCCGCCGGCTCGGCCGCCGCCGGGCAGCTCGAGAGCACCACCACGGCCGGCCAGCTGAAGGCCCCGGCGAGCCCGACCGTCGGCTCCAAGGCGGTCACCCCGGGCTCGCTCTACGCCACCTCGGCGAGCTTCACCGCCAACACCACCAACGGCTCGCCGACCTTGACCGGCATCTCCAGCATCAATGACGTCGCCATCGGCGCCTCGCTCGCGGGCGCCGGCATCCCGGCCAACGCCATCATCCAGAACATCCGCCGCCAGGGCGGTTCCTGGGCGGTGGACATGGTCTCCTCGGCCGCGCTGACCACGCCGCTGGCGGCCACCGCGACCGCAACTGCAGTGCCCATCACCGTGACCGGGGTCCTGAACTGCTGCGTCTACTGGCCGACCCTGGCCAAGACCAACTGAGGAGCCCGTCGTGGGCGAGTTCGACGATCCCTACCTGCCCGGCGTGACCGCGCCCAAGCCGCCGTCGATCCCGCGCTTCCATGTCACGCCGGTGAAGCTGGAGTTCGCCTCGGCCCAGGCCGGGCGGCCGATCTTTGAGGACCGCGAGTTCGTCGACATCATCACCCCGGGCTCGCGCAACCAGATCGCCCACGAGCCGGTGGGCGAGGAGCACAAGCGGCTCTGGCCCAAGGAGTACGAGGCGTTCCGGGCCGGCCGCGAGGCGCCGCTGCAGGGCACCCCGCTGGCCGACTGGCCCGGCATGAACCGCGCCCGTGTCGAGGAGCTGGCCTATTTCAACGTGCGCACGGTCGAGGAGCTGGCCGGCGTCAACGACATCCAGCTGCAGAACCTCGGCATGGGCGTGCGCTCCGAGCGGGACAAGGCCCGGCTGTTCCTCGAGGCCGCCCGCACCGGCTCGGCGCCGCTGGAGCGCATGCTGGCCCGCAACGAGGAGCTGACCCGTGAGAACGAGCGCCTGGCGCAGCAGCTGGCCAGCCTTGCTCAGGAGGCGGCTCGGCTTCGGGAGGAGGCGGCGGTCCTCAGAGGAGTCCAGCATGCCACAAGTCCTGCAGCGTAGCGTCTCGGTCCGCGGCCCGAAGTTCTTCCACGACGGCAACGTCCTGATGTTCGTCTTCTGGTACGACGCCTCGACCCGCGACGGGCCCAGGCCCGCCACCAACGACGACATGCTGGCCTACCCGGACGCGCTGCGCCTAGCCGACCTGCCGCTCGACGATCCCTACCCCGAGACCGAGGTCAACAACCCGCCCCCGCCGGCGGCTGAAGCCGAGCTGGAGGCGAAGAAGGCCAAGCCGCGATGAGCATGCTGTCGATCGTCAACAGCTGCGCCAAGCGGCTCTCGCTGGTGACGACGACGTCGGTCACGACCTCGCAGGACCGCCAGATCACCCAGATGTGGGAACTGCTGAACGAGGAGGGCGCCGATCTCGCCCGCCGCTATCCCTGGCAAATCCTGGTGAACGAGTGGAATTTCAACACCGTCAACGGGGTGACCCAGTCGAACGCCATCCCGCCCGACTTCGACCGCTTCATCAACAACACCACCTTCGACCGCTCCACGCGGCGCGGCGTGGTCGGCCCGGTCACCGCCCAGCGCTGGCAGTCGATGCAGGCGCAGCCGATCATCGCCCTGGTCTACCTGAGCTACCGCATGCGCACGGGCCAGTACATCATGTATCCGGTGCCGCCCGGCGGTCAGCACATCTACCTGGAGTACGTCTCCGCCAACTGGGCCAACGGCGTCGCCGGCCAGCCCGACGCCGGGGCCAAGACCAGCTTCACCCAGGACACCGACACCACCGTGCTCGACGAGGAGCTGATGACGCTCGGCCTGCGCTGGCGCTTCCAGGCGGCCAAGGGTCTGGACTACTCGGAGTCGATGAAGACCTACGAGATGCGCGTCGAGCAGGCCATCGCGCGCGACGGCGGCGCCACCGAGCTCTCGACCACGCCGCGCCCGATCGATCCGATGCGGATCAACCTGCCGGACGGCTACTTCGGCGTGCCCTATCCCTGATGCCCCGCGTCGCTGTCCGAGCCAACCAGCGCCGCGTGCAGACCGCGACCGGCCGCTCGATCCCGGCGCCGGACGGCGGCTGGGACGCAATGAACCCGATCGCCGCGATGCCGCCGACCAACGCGGTGATCCTATGCAACTGGATACCGCGCGCCGGCTTCGTCGAGCTGCGCCGCGGCTGCATCGAATGGATGCCGATCGGCGCCCCGGTCGAGACCCTGATGGGCTTCAAGGGCGGGGCGACCGACAAGCTGTTCGCCGCCGCCGCCGGCAAAATCTACGACGTCTCGGCCACCTCCGGCTCGCCGGTCCTGATGCTCTCAGGTCTTGGCTATAACCGCTGGAATTACGTCAGCTTCTCCAATCCGGCCGGGGCCTGGATCGTCGCCGCCAACGGGGTCGATGCGCCGATCGGCTATAACGCCGGCGCCTGGGCCGCGCTGCCGGCGCTGAGCGGGACCGTCGGCGGGGTCACGCTCGATCCGACCAAGCTCTTCAACGTGTTCAGCCACAAGGGCCGGCTCTTCTACCTGGAGAGCAACAGCCTCAGGGTCTGGAACCCGGCGGCCGGCGCCGTCGGCGGGGTCTGCACGCTGCTGGACCTGTCGGTGATCTTCAACAAGGGCGGGCGGCTCGTGTGCGGCGCCAACTGGTCGGCCGAGCTGGGCGTCACCTCCGACGAATACGCCATCTTCGTGACCGACCAGGGCCAGGTCGCGGTCTATTCCGGGATCGATCCGACCAGCGTCTCGGCCTGGGCGCTCGACGGGGTGTTCGACTTCGGGCCGCCGCTGGGCCCGCGCGCGTTCGTGCAGTTCGGCGGCGATCTGGCGCTCTGCACCATGGACGGGGTGATCCCGCTCAGCCAGGGCATGCAGCTCGACCGCGCCCAGCAGGGCAACGTGGCGATCACCCGCAACATCATGCAGGCCTTCGCCCAGTTCGCCCGGCAGTACTCCAACCAGGTCGGCTGGCAGGGCATCCTGACCTCGGTCGGCGGCCCCTCGAGCCCGGGCGGCTCTTCGCTGGCCATCTTCAACGTGCCGACGGTGACCAACCAGAGCGCCATCCAGTGCGTGCAGAACACCCTGACCGGCGCCTGGTGCAAGTTCATCGGCCAGAACGCGCTCTGCTATGAGACCGCCTTCGGCAAGCTCTACTTCGGCGGGATCGACGGGGTCTACCAGGCCGGCATCGGCTCGTCCGACAATGGCCAGCCGATCATCGGCGACGTGAAGGGCGCCTTCTCCGCGTTCGGCGCGCCGGGCCGCACCAAGCAGTTCACCATGATCCGGCCGATCCTGAACACGGTGCCGCAGGTCAAGCCCTCGCTCGACATCGACGTCGACTACCAGGAGAGCGTGCCCACCGCGGTGCCGACGGTGGTCGAGGCCGGGGCCGCGGCCAGCCAAATCCGCTATGAATGGACCAGCGCGGCCGGCATCGGCTACGTCGGCGCCCCGCGCATGCAGGTCAACCTGGTCAGCGACACCACCCAGCCGACCCTCAGCGTCGGCGACATCCCGGTGCACCAGCTCGGCATCGACGCGACCGACGGCGATGACCTCCTGGTCTCCACCGGCCTGCCGTTCGACGTCACCTGCCAGCTTTTGGGGTTCGACATCATGTTCGAGCCGGGCGGCCAGCTATGAGGCTCAGGCTGGGCGCCGATGCGGCGGTGGCCGCGTGGGTCGCGGCGCGCATCCCGCACATGCATGGCGCGGGCTTTGGGCCCTGCACGGCGATCGGGGTGGAGGCCGATGACGGCAGCCCGCTCGGCGGGGTGGTCTTCAACGAGTGGCGCCCGATGTTCCAGAGCCTGGAGATGAGCTGCGCGGCCGACAGCCGGCGCTGGCTCACCCGGCCGATTGTCAAGCAAATCTTAGCCTACCCCTTCCGGCAGCTAAACTGCGTGCGGGTGACCGCCGTGGTCGCGCGCAAGGACAAGCATGTCCGTGGCTTCATCGAGAAGCTTGGCTTCAGGTGCGAAGGCATTGTCCGCAAAGGCCTTCTGGTGGATGACGCGGCGATCTATGGCCTCTTGCGGGACGAGTGGGTGAGGGGGCCCTGGTCCGATGGGCAAACCCTCGCCGCCTACCCCGCCCGACCCCGTCCAGGTCTCCAACGCGCAGACCGCTTCCAACCTGCAGACGGCGCAGTCGCAGTCCGTCCTCAATAACGTCAACCAGGTCACGCCCTACGGCAACGTCAACTACAGCCAGGCCGCGCCCTATGGGCAGTGGACCCAGACCACCAGCCTGAGCCCGAGTCAGCAGAACCTCTATAACGCCATGACCGGCGGCGAGCAGAGCGCGCTGAACACCGCCCAGGCGCAGATCGGCCGGGCCGCCGCGACCCTCGGCCAGGGCGTGCCGACGCCGGGCCCGATGAACATGGGCGTCTCGACGCCGGGGCTGACCAGCACCTTCAACCAGGGCGCCCCGATCCAGACCGGCTATAACCCGGGCCAGGCCGTGCAGGGCCAGATCGCAGGCGGCCAGCCGCTGCAGTACGGCATCCAGCCGGGCCTTGGCCAGCAGTACGGCATCGCCCAGCCCGGCCAGGGCGTGCAGGGACAGGTCAACACCCCCGCGCAAGGCGCCGCCATCCAGCAGGCCGAGCAGGCCTCCTACGGGCAGGCGGCGCAGTTCCTCGACCCCTACTGGAGCCAGCAGCGCGAGCAGCAGAACGCGCAGTTGACCGCCCAGGGCCTGAGCCCGAGATCGACCGCCGCGCAGAACGCCATGCAGATGTTCAATCTGCAGCAAAATCAGGCCTATAACCAGGCTGCTTACGGCGCCGTGCAAGCTGGGCAGGCCGAGCAGCAGCAGCTCTACGGACAGCAGCTCGCCTCCGGCCAGTTCGCCAACCAGGCCCAGCAGCAGATGTTCGGGCAGGCCGCCGCCCAGCAGCAGGCCTATCAGCAGGCCCAGCAGCAGCAGTTCGGCCAGTCCGCCGCCGAGCAGCAGGCCTGGAACCAGGCCGCCGCCCAGCAGTTCGGCCAGGGCCAGGCGCAGGGCGAGTTCGCCAATCAGGCGCAGGCGCAGCAGAACCAGCAGGCGATGCAGGCCGCCGCCTTCGCCAACCAGGCCGCCGCCCAGCAATATGGGCAGGCCCAGGGCGCCGCGGGCTTTGCCGACACCGCCTATAACCAGCAGTTCACCAACGCCATGCAGGCGGCGCAGTTCGCCAACCAGGCGCAGGCGCAGGCCTTCCAGCAGGCCGGCTACCAGCAGGAACTGCCGCTTAACGAGTTCTCCTCGCTGATGAGCCTGGGCCAGGTGCAGGCCCCGAGCGCGA